CTCCCCCGCAATGACGCGAGGCTTAAAAAGCCGAAGCTCCCTAAGGGCACAGTGCCAAGACCGATTAACCAGCCTTACGTTACGTACGTATCTGGCCTAAAACGTGTGTAGGTCACAACCCTCGGGAACAATGTTATTGCTGGGAGGCTCCAAGTTCTTGGGCCTAGGTTTTACCTAGGCTTTCCCCCAGAGATTCTCGACAGCAATCCTCACCTCCAATGTTAACTCCTTGGAGGGTCTCCATATACATGCCCAGAGCTGCCTTCATATAATTATGATGTTTACCAGTATGGTAGACAGATGCCAGTTTATTAGCATCAGACAGTTGAAGCAGTGCGCTTCGAGAGCCCGAATGGGCTTTAGAAACCTTCTGAAGAATCGTATCCCATGTGATTCCTTTCATACTTGCTTTTTCAAAGGCAAGATGGGGAAGAGCGGGGAGCAGTATTCCAAACTCAGCCGCAATTACGCGGCCGAGTGCGCGGATAGGGCCCCTCATTCGTTCTTCAAGAACTTGCAAAACTCTCTCAGCCTTACGGCTAGGAGTTCGTGCAATCTCGATGACCGGAGGAACTATATCTTCCTTCCCAGGAAGCCAAGTGTTAATTGATTCCGATAAATTCGGAACGATAACCTTTGGGAGGCTAGAATATCTAGCCCATATAGTGAGAGCAACATGAAGAACATCTTCAACTTGCTCTAGTCCGAATCTACCAGCCATCTTCTTGGCGGCTGCGTTAGCTTCTGCCACCTGGGTCTCACTCTCACCTCTTATGAGCGAATTAAGGACCATTACTGATCTCTTAATATCTTCGAGGTCTTCCTCAACGCGTTTGTTGTGCTGCTTAAAGCACCACATAGCATAAAGGATAGACGTAGAAGCGTCATAGAGGAGGGGATTACGAGGTTCCCAGAAATACTGTAGGTAATCAAGAAGGTCCCCGATTCGATCGGGGAGCATGGCATGGACATGGACACGAATAGATCCATCTTTGTTACCAATTTCTTTGGTATCAAATTTAGCATTTTCCAGCGCTTCTTCAAGAATTTTACTTCTGATGAAGTTGCTCGGTAGCAGATCAAATCTCTTATCAGAGAGATCTTTATGTCTAAGGAATTTCCCTAGACCGGACACTATTGTCCGCTGCTCATCCGAGATGGCTGGAATATCATAAAATGCGATGGATCTTTGAGGAAGAAGACTATTAAGTGTCTTTTTGATATCACTATCAAGAAGTCTTAGTAGCTCTTTCGCAAGGGACGCACCTATCCTTGCTTGTTGTGTTGGATCGGCCATCGTGTTGTTTAGCATAACACGATCCTCTTTCGAGAGGATCAATGCTATCCAATCAACTATCGCCGACATTGCTACCGGTTTTCCTTCCTTAAGGAGGGCAAACGGGTTTTGCAAGGCAAACCTCACAGCATTCAAGTAGTGCGTCTCACGACGACTACCAGAGATCTCAGGTACAAGAACGTCCCACTGTCGTACAGTGGTGGCTTTTCTTATTAAAGCCATCTCTGGTCTCTCGTAACGTGTACCGAAGCGTTGGATAATTCTTTTAGAATATTCTAGCCTAGCAAGCCATGTTGTGGATGCTAATTCCTCTTTTAGAGAGAGTGGACTGATGTTACCATCAGGGCAGAATCTCATATTGGCAAATTCGAATGTGTTCTTCTCAGAACGCAACGATTTGATAAGTCCAATTATGATACCCAGTTCGGCACAGGCATACTGATAATTTTCAGCAACCCTTTGACATCTAGCGATGTCAATGTCGTCACCAAGAACCAGATAGTCCGGATACCATGTTGGCAGGTTTTCAAACTGGTATGATCGCCAGTGACTAAACTGCACCAGAGCATGGTGGACAAGAGCCATCGACGCCCAAGATGAAAGGGCCCCCATGGGTTGTCCGGTACCGTATCTAGCGTAGCCCTCTTTCGAGGGGGTGAGGAAGTCCCTGTCGGTCATGACTTTTGACCACAGCTCTGCCCGATTTCGGGCATCCATGTAAGTTTCACCCTCAGACCGTAACAATACCGCCATAACCTCTATATATAGAGGAAGTGGAATGGTATCTGTTGCAGCCTTGAGATCGAAGCTCCAGTGAGGGAATAATCCCCTCTGGTAGTACCGTGAGACTATACCACTTTGATCAAAAGTGGCATCTGTCTTGAGGTTCCTTAGAATCTCAAACAAATGGTCATGTACGGGCTTCATGGCGAGCTGTGTGAAGTAGTCACAAATGGCTACAACACGGACTTTCCCAGCGGGTTCATCGATCGCATGCAGACGTCCTAAAATAGGACGTGGCGTGCCTTCTACGGTGAAAGACTGCGACGCCATCTCTTCGCTCAGGCCAGAACTAAATGGACCTCTACTAGCCATAAAGGCTAGAGAGACCGTTAGTCCTTCTGGAATGGAAGTATCATCCCGATGAGGGAAATGATGTTCATTCCGGAAATTCTCTAATAGCTTTACAGCATTAGAGTCTTGGTGCATCTCGAACCATGATTTAACATGGTTCTCGGGCTGGTCAAACCATGCCCGTGCATCCAACGATAGCGAAGCCATCGATGGACCTGAGACGTTGGCGCCTGCAGACCGGATGATCAATCCGAGTCCAGACTCATACTTAAATTTTAAATTTAGTTGGGTCTCCTCCTTAAGGAGGGTAGGGAAAATTTCTCGACAAAAGAACTGAAAGTCTTTGAACAAAAAGTTCTCAGACATATCAGGGCATTTACGGATAATCGTTTTGATGTCCGCATCCTTATGAGGAGCATCCATGGCCCTATATATATTAAGTAGGGACGCCATTAGGCGTATATAATCCATGTTGCCCTCCCGGATGAGCCTACGTAAAGTAGGCCCCCATGCCAGAGGTAGACCAGATCGGTCTAATCTCATTCCGATGCCGAGAGCATAGGTCGATGTGAGGGGATTTCCAGAAATGTATGAGTACAATGCGAATAGTGCTATTTTGAAATGTAGCACTAGGGCCATTTGTCCATTATTTTTGAGGAGTTTCTTCATATAACTCGTATACGAGACTAAATATAAAGGTACCGCTCCCGGGCTCTTCACTTCCGCGTAGTGAGCTAATTGTCTAGCCCAAACCAACACGGTCCGAGTGATCGAATCAAGATTCTCGGAGACCATCTTATCTTCGACTCGGTTCTTTGAGACTAAAAGGTGTATACGATTCCGTAACATCTGGAATGCTCGCCAGCTCCATTTTGAATTTTTGCTCAATTTGGAATTCTGGTCCCATATGACCCCCCAGGGGGAATTTTGGGAAGAATCAGTAGAAAGAGAGTTGTTAGGGGTCACCAAGATCTCTGGGCGCTTGGTCCCTGGTCGACATACGACAATAAAGTTGAAGTCCGTTGAGGCACTTACCTTAGCATAAGCTAGATAATCCTTCTGAGTGAGGTATAAAAGACCTGATGGATCCATGGGATCGACAATGACATATTGTCGTTGTTTGTAAAGATCCCAATCCACCAACAGTCGCCATTGGGCGATTGTTCTCTCAGTTGGCTCGATCTTCTCGACGTCCCGACGAGACATAAAAGTCTCCTCGTCAACGCGGAATTTCAATTCCTCAAGAGTTGGGTACGAGATGCTAAAGGGTCTAATTTGAGTAGGTTTCATTTTAAGAAATTAAAAGAACCGAAAGATAAGACCAACTTTCCCTGCGAACAGGAGTTCTGGCCGTGAAGCCCCGAGAAGGGGTGGATCGGTTTCACTATAACAATAGTTCCTCCTTTCCATGTATCCCACTTTCTTTGGTTCCAAGCAGACGCTTACCCTCCGTTACCGGGGGAGTAGGAAGTCTAGTTCCTTTTCGAAGGGATTATAGACCAGTCTAACCGACTGTGTTTATGCTCTTGACGATTAAGGTTGTCGCTAACTGCACTTGGCAGCTCTGGCGGGGGGACCTACCCCCACCTGAACACTATCAGAACCGTATATGGGGATTTACAGATAGTTATTTGGTGTCTAGAGCTTTACAGCTCGCACCCAATCACGGGTTATTCCTATCTTACCCATCCTGTACCCTATGACGGCCACAGGAACCTTAGCACAAGGACCTTGCGGCCCGAGATACGGAGCTTCTGTCCTACTGGGATGATGTCCAACCCTTCACAGGGAAGGCTCACTGCTGGTGCCCGCGGTTACGAGAGTTCCGCGGCTCATCACTCGATTAGCACACAACATTTGCGAAGCTTGGATACCAGACTCCCATACTCGGGAGATGGTTACACTTCTCCTACCTGAATTATTTCTAATTCATTTTATTATAACGGGTAGGGTCGACACAACGTGTCTTGGTTTTTCACCACGCTAGAGACTAGGGAGTACGACTCCATGCAGGGAGTATCTGCAGGACCCTGAAACGGGTTCAAGGGTAGTTGATCGCACTGGGCGGGTCTCTTTCGACCTGAGCAGCCGGCTCGTAGCCGGGCTG